ATGTACAAAGCTTGTGTCGAAGCATACGAAAGCAAAGACATGACTGAGGAGCGCGTCATTGAGAACGCAAGGTTACTCTGGCTCCGTAGGAAGGAGAATGAATTGTGGGAGCCGCCGTATGAAAAGGACTCGTAAGAATGTACCAGCAGGATATGACAGTTGGTTTGAGTATGATCTGTACAACAAACTTAAAGAGTGCAAGTATCATACTGAAGCAATAGATTATGTCATAGCTCGTAAGTATCACCCTGACTTCATCTTTCACAACGGTAAGTACAAGGTATTCATCGAAGCTAAAGGACGCTTCAGGGACAGAGGAGAGGCTAGAAAGTATACTGCTGTTAAAGAGGGTCTAGGTAAGTATGAAACATTAGTGTTTGTGTTTATGAATCCTAACACGCCAATGCCGGGAGCACGTAAAAGACAAGACGGTTCCAAACAGACAATGGCAGAGTGGGCAGACAAACATAAGATTAACTGGTACACGATGGATACTGTACCTCTAGCATGGATGAGAAAGAAATGAGACACATGATCATACCAGATACACAGGTCAAAGCAGGTCACTCTATGGAGCACCTGATATGGGCTGGAAAGTATGCAGTTGAGATGAAGCCAGATGTAATCATACACATTGGCGATCATTGGGACATGCCATCACTGTCTAGCTATGACGTAGGTAAGAAATCATTTGAGGGAAGACGCTATACTAAAGATATTGAGTCAGGCAATATTGGTATGGACTTGTTCATGGCTCCTATCTTGGAAGAACAGGAACGCCTACGTACTAACAAGAAAAAGCTATGGAACCCTCGCCTTATCTTTACTCTTGGTAACCACGAGAACAGAATCACCAGAGCTATTGAAGACGATGCCAAGCTGGAAGGTCTCATCAGCTTTGATGACTTCAACCTCAAGCAATATGGATGGGAAGTTGTACCGTTTCTGCAACCTGTTGTGGTGGATGGAATCGCCTACTGTCATTACTTTACTTCAGGTGTGATGGGTCGTCCTGTATCAAACGCTAAGCTAATGCTTCAGAAGAAGCACATGAGCACAGTGATGGGACACGTACAAGATCGGGAGATAGCCTTTGATCGTCGTGCTGATGGTAAGCGTATGACAGGGCTGTTCGCTGGTATCTTCTACCAACACGATGAGGAGTATCTTAACTCTCAGACTAACGGTAGCTGGTCAGGTATATGGGTGTTTAATGAAGTAGACGATGGACAGTTTGATGAGATGCCTGTGTCTATTGGATACCTAAAACATAAGTATGGTGCTGACCGAGGCACTCTAAGGATGGTAAGCTGATGCTCACGCTAGACGATGTATGTGATCGACTAAAGCATATTGATGAGGTATCGCTATTAGAAGTATTAGACATCAGTAGCGAGGATATTATTGATCGCTTTATAGATAAGATTGAAACTAAGTTTGAAGAGCTTGCGGAGGATTTAGATGAGCCTAAATGATATAACACCAGTAGAATGGGATAACGTAGCAAAGTCAGCAATGGACAAACAAGTAGGAGGAAGTCACTATAAGGACTGTGTTATTGAGCCTATAGAGTACATCTATGCCAATGGTCTAGGGTACTGCGAGGCTAACATAGTCAAGTATATTACACGATACAACAGCAAAGGCGGTGAGCAGGACTTAGATAAAGTCATACACTACGTTGAAATGTTAAAGGAGATTAAGTATGGCGCTAGGAGTAACCGCTAATGGGAATAGGAAGAACAAGTGTTTGCAACAAGCACCTTGGAGAACTTGAGCAGGATCAAAAGAGGCTTGAGTGGTGTGCCAGCAATCAGGCTGAGTTTTATCGGGACGACCCTTACTGGATTATCCGTTGGTGCAACCCTACTGGAGAGTGGTGTGAAGATCAGGAGTCAAGTATGGCTGATAACTGGCGTGATGCGGTAGATGAGGCAATGAATCGTGGATAACAACCGTTGAAAGCTCAAGGAGATTAAATATGGAAGTCGTAGAACTAAAGCCTAACACCCAGCCTAAGATGTCAGCAGCAGATTCATTGCGAGACCTTGCTGATGAACTAGACAGTATGGAGGACGAGTACACTACGGTTACTGTAAAGATTACAGGAGAAGAGAACTCTGTTTACTTTAGTAGCTGTGGGTCAGTAGAGGCGGCACTGTATGATGCTGTGCAGATGAGTAACTACTTTAGTGGAGCAATGACATGACATTCAGTACTGAGATAAGTATAGAGTCTGCTAGTAACATCACTAAGAAGTTTCTAATGATTGCACTAGAGAATATGTACGATGGGTGGGATGATGATTGCAGTGTAGAGCGTATGGAAGCCTACGAACTGGTGCTAGAGGATTTCTGCCTTGCAGATGAATTTACAATGTTTATTAAAGAACACGCAACTAAAGGGAATAGATGAAGGTTGAATCACCATGCTTAAAAAAATGTTCACTGGACGGAAACGTGTGCCGTTCATGCAAGAGAACCTTAGAGGAGATAGTGAATTGGAGCAGGATGACGGAGGGCGAGAAACAAAGAGTCCTGAACCGACTAGAACAACTCAAGTCTTAAACAAGTACAACCTAAACGATGTCTATGTTAGGCCTAATGCCTATATCTCAGACACGTGGCACATTAACTTATCTGAAGGCTCTGACTCTACGTTTGGTACTATAGAAGACTTACAAGACCTAAAGAAGATATTGAATTCAATGGAGGAATTAAACTAAATGGATGGATACAGTCAGTACATTGCAAAATCACGTTATGCACGATACTTGCCAGAGGAAGAGAGGCGAGAGTCATGGCCTGAGACAGTCGAGCGTTACATTAAATTCTTTCAGGACCGTAAGCAGTTAAGCGACAAGGACGCACAAGAGTTACAGGCAGCAATTATTAACCTAGAGGTAATGCCTTCCATGCGTTGCCTAATGACAGCAGGAGCAGCCCTTGATAGAGACAACGTGGCGGGATTTAATTGCAGCTACCTTCCTATTGATAGTCCTCGTTCCTTTGATGAGCTTATGTATATTCTACTGTGTGGGACGGGCGTGGGTTTCAGCACTGAAAGACAGTATGTCACAAAGTTACCGTTAGTAGCGGAGGAGTTCCATGATACAGAGACCATCATTAGAGTTGCGGATTCGAAAATTGGATGGGCGAAATCGTTCCGAGAGCTTCTATCGTTACTCTATAGTGGTCAAGTACCGAAATGGGACACTAGTGGAGTTAGACCTGCGGGTTCCCCACTCAAAACTTTCGGAGGTCGTGCCAGTGGTCCTGAGCCACTTATCGAACTATTTAACTTTACAGTGGTACTCTTTCGTGGTGCTGCTGGAAGGAAACTTAACTCCATTGAATGTCACGACTTATGTTGTAAGATCGCCCAAGTTGTCGTCGTGGGAGGGGTACGGCGCTCCGCGCTCATTGGACTCAGCAATCTCACTGATGACCGCATAAAGCGAGCTAAGCATGGTAGCTGGTGGATAGACAATAGCCAACGTGGACTAGCTAACAACAGTGCATGTTACACAGAGAAACCAGACTTTGAGGCATTTCTAAATGAATGGCAAGGGTTATACGAGAGTCGATCTGGAGAACGCGGTATGTTCTCACGAGTTGCGTCGCAGAAGATCGCGGCAAAGAACGGAAGGCGCGAGGTTGAACATGAGTTTGGCACGAATCCTTGTTCGGAAATCATATTGCGCCCAAATCAATTCTGTAATCTGTCGGAGGTCGTTGTACGTAAAGAAGATACGCTTGACACTCTTAAGGAAAAAGTTAGGCTTGCAGCCATTCTCGGAACGCTACAAAGCACACTTACCGATTTCCGCTACTTACGGAGTATCTGGAAGAAGAACACGGAAGAGGAGTGCCTACTCGGTGTAAGCCTTACGGGTATCATGGATAACCCTGTGCTCAGCGGTAACAAGAAAGGCGTAGGTGGTAAGGACGTATTACCAGAGTGGCTAGAGGAGATGAAGGGTGTCGCAGTGGAAACCAACAAAGCATGGGCTAAGAAGCTCGGTGTTAATCAATCTACTGCTATTACTTGTGTTAAGCCTAGCGGTACTGTGTCTCAGTTGGTTGATAGTGCGTCAGGCATCCATCCACGTTTCGACCAGTACTACATCCGCAGAGTCCGAGCAGACGCTAAAGA